TGGGATTATGACTCGGTAAAGGCAGAGGCTTTAAAATATACACTAATTTCGGATTTTCTCAAAAATTCTTGTGGAGCACGAGCTTGGGCCCAACGAAATGGGGTATTGGATGAAATACAATCCCATATGGAACTGCAAAGGAAACCGCTGAGATATTGGAATATAAAAGAAAATGTTCAACAAGAAGCTTTAAAGTATAAAGTTATAAGCCTACCTTCTGGTAGGGAATACAGATTTCCCTATGTAAAGAGAACAGCTAGAGGCATTACACATGGCACTAGCGTAAAGAATTATCCTGTACAAGGGTTTGCGACAGCAGATTTACTTCCGTCTGCTCTAGTGCTTACCTTCGAAGAATTTAAGAAAAAGAAACTTAAATCTTTGCTTTGTAATACAGTACATGATAGTATAGTAGTCGATGTACATCCTGATGAAGAGGAGCAAGTAATTGAAACTCTCAAAGAATGTATGTTGTCTATCCCTCAGCAAGCTAAAAGAAGATGGGGCATTGATTATGATATGCCTGTAGGCATTGAGTTAAAAATTGGAAGCAACTGGTTAGATACTAAAGAAATTTTTTCAAATTAATGCTTGCAATTAATTTATATCTAGCCTATAATAATAAGATTGTGCAACTCATAAGGAGTATTATATGACACAACTAGCGACTAACGAGGCAACAGACCTTGTAATTCCAGACAATTTGGATAAACTATCTGTAGAAGAAATAGCAATTATGCTTGGTCAGAAGGATGGCATGGAGAGCCAATCTACTGGTGATGCTTTTGCTAGACTATCAATAAATCATTCACCTGAAGACGATGCAGGCAACACTCTGCCTAGAGGTCACTTCGCATTATACAACCCAAACACTAAAGAAAAAGTATTTGGTAAAGATGTGACTATGAGAGTTTTCGTAAGAAGGTTTATGTATAGCTTATGGGATAACGAGCAGGGTGCATACTCAGTCCGTAGTACTCAGCAAGCTAAACTGAATGATCTATTTCCAGACAATGAAGGCGGCTTTAAATGTGGCAAGCTAACACGTAAGGAAATAGAAGACTTAGGAACTGAGTCTCCAGAAGCTGCGGCATCTGCTATGGTCAAGTGTAACCAAGTGTTATACGGTCTAGTGACTATTGCCGATGGTAAAACAGCGTCAGGTGAAAAGTCTCCTGTAGAGAACGTACCAGTAGTATTCTATGGTAAAGGGGCAAGCTTTGTTCCTATCTCTCAGTATTTTAAAGACTTAGATTCTAAGAACCTACTAACATGGAATGTAAATTCTAAACTACATTCTGTGCGACACAAGAATGGTGCTACTATTTACTATTCAACTAACATGACTGTTTCTGACACAGTGGATTTCTCTAAAGAGGACAAGGAGTTATTAACTTCTATTGCCGATTCGATTAATTCATACAATCTCCGAGTGTCAGGAGAACACACTGAAGCTAGTAGTGGCTTAGGTGTTGATGCTATCGACCTTGCTGCTGTCGAGGCATAAATGAACTCTATTCAGATTCTTATACAAGACTATTTGAATAGAGGGATTAAGGGGGAGGCAGAGATGCCTTCCTCTTTAGTCTCTGAGTTTAAAGAAGCTTGCGGTCAAGCTTTAGAAAAACAATTTTCTAGAGAGCCAAGGAAACATAAGTTACGTTTGTCAGCTTTAGGCAAACCCTTATGTCAACAGCAATCAGAAAAATTAGGAATAGAACAAGAATTTAGTTACAATGCAATCATGCGTTTCTTATTAGGAGACTTAGTAGAAGCTACTCTTATAGCAGTTATGAAAGCATCAGGCATTGAGATACAAGAAGAACAACAAAAAACAAAAATTAATCTAGACGATACAGATATCAACGGAACTTTAGACGTAGTAATAAATGATAAAGTTTATGATATTAAATCTGCTAGTCCATATGCGTTCCAAAATAAATTTGGAAAATTCGGTGGCTACTCTAAGGTCAAAGAAGACGATCCTTTTGGGTACGTAGTCCAAGGTTATGCCTACGCTCAAGGTGTAGACAAGCCATTTGGAGGGTGGATCGTTGTAGACAAATCGTCAGGCGAGGTCACGGTTTGCGAAGCTCCAGACATTCAAGAGCAAGATAAGAAAGACGCTTTAGATGCAGCCACCGTTAACGTACGCAAGTTAAAGAAAACAAAACGTATAGAAAAACAATTTAAACCTACAGATGAAATAGATAAGGGAGAACCTACAGGTAATAAACTGTTACCTAGAGAATGTGGGTTCTGTGGATTTAGGCATAACTGTTGGTCTAAAGCACAGTTTTTACCTAAGCATACATCTAGGGCTAAAAACCCACCTCATGTTTGGTATACTAAGGTAGCTAAAAATGCCCATATTTAAAACTCATAATCTTTCTGTTGCTGATTTTACAGAGAATAAAAACATATACTATCTGTTTCCTGATAACTGGAGTCACCAACAAGGTTCTAATATAGTAAAAATATTAAGAGACAGTGAGCATGGTATACCTTTGTACACAGGATTATCTCCTATCAAACCCTTTGATGAAGACAGAGGCATGAGGCAATTAGATGAAAGTCTAGAGATAGTAAAAAATGTTCTTATGCAGAAAGGTTTAGTAATAGTTTTGATTAATGAGTTTTACCAAGACCTAGATTACGACATGGGTGAGCCTTACGAAAAAGAAATACTAGATAATGTACATGAATTGTTAAGCATAGGATGCCCTAAAGATGTTAAAGTTACCATATAGATCAAAGTTTGAAATAAGTATTGCTGCAGACTTAGGTAAGAAAAACATAAGCTTTGAGTATGAGCCTGCTACATTTTCCTACGTACCAAAAATAAGATCGTATACTCCTGACTTTTATATAGCAGAAAAAGATTTTTACATTGAAGCTAAAGGTAGGCTTACAACTAACGATAGAGTTAAGCACCTTATGATTAAAGAACAGTTTCAAGACCTAGATGTAAGGTTTATATTTGTACAGGCAAACAATAAAATATTAAAAGGATCAAAGACTACATATGCAGCTTGGTGCGATAGGCATGATTTTCTTTGGGCTGAAGGGCGTATACCTATGGAGTGGATGAATGAGTGATGATGGGATGACTATAAGTTTTAAGAAAGATGAAAATTTAGAAGAGTTTGTAAAGCTACTTGACTTAAAGGAAGGTAATCTTTATCTTATAATTAGACCAGAAGAAGATGGGTTTCAAATTATAGGTGCAGATAAGATACCTTTAGATACAGACAACCACATATCAACGAACATGTATGTGTTGTTTGCAGGTCTTATGCACATGGCTACAGAACAACAAGACTTAGTTATGGAAGCAGGAAGCTATGCTATAGGTGAAGAACTAGAAAAAAAAGAAAGAGAGAAGTTAAGAAAGAAAGGAGACAACATTGTCAAGTTCCCTAGAAAATGAAACAGAAATGCAGACACTAAAAGCATTTGCTATGACTATTGATTTTAAATATGATGAAGATAAGTTACTTGATGAGGTTCTCGCTCACATACTAAAAACCTACAGTCAACATTACTCAAAAGATAAATACCAAGCCACAGAGTTTATTATAGACGCAGGGCATGGTAAAGGTTTTTGTATCGGCAATGTGCTTAAGTATGCACAACGGTATGGAAAGAAAGGAAGTCACGAAGACCATAAGAAAGACTTGCTTAAGATAATACACTATGCTATCATAGCGTTGTTTATTCACAACAAAGAAGGAAACCAAGATGACTAAAAACACAAAGAAAGAAAGAGCCCATAAAGAAGATGGTACGTTTAAGGCAGACAATCCTGATACGCCAGATGAAAATGAAGCTTTTAAACCTATAAGATTTTATCTTATGAGAGATGAGCTTGCTAATACTATACTACAAAAATTAGCAAAACTACCTTATGGTGAAGTCAGTGAAATGCTTAATGGCGTAAGAGCTATGCAACACGTATTAGTTGACCCAACAACAAATAAAGTTTTGGAAACATCTAATGCAGAACCCACCAAAAAATAGAGCAGTCCTTGCTCAACTGACTGTAGAGTTAAGTCAGGATGGTAAGGTGTATCTAGAAAATCAATCTCTTGATCCTAAACTTTTTAGACAGGCAATGGATGATTGGAATGATACTTATGAAGGTACACTTACCTTAACTAACCTACTACATGAACTAAAACGTGAAATGGAGCTTTTACAGGAGAAAATACCTAGTTTTCTTAGGTAATCTTCTGTAACGCCCATACAAGCTTATACAACAGAATACGTTGTTTTGGTATGTCATCTATTTGGTAAGTATAAAAAGGGGCTTAGAAACGATTCTGAGAGACTTTTTTTTACAGAACCTGTGTTAAACAAATAATTATTACTGCGTATGATGCTATGTGCACAATATTTTCCATTACTAACTCCTGAACATGGAAAGGGTGAATATAGTTTTATTATACACTCCAATCCAACATTTGTCCAATCAATAGTATAAATGAGCACTATTTATTTTATAAATTAGTTAGCTAAAGGGTTATCGTTATTGCCTACCTTGTCTACTCTGCTCTCGGTTCTATCCATTCTGTTCTCAAGATTGTCTACTCTTGTAGTTAAAGTTGCTACGGATTCTTTTACTGGGTTAAGATTAACACTTTTTTTAGTCTTAGCTTCTATTTGATCTAAGCGTAAGTTAAACTGCCCCCATGTGTAGAACCCTCCTCCGATTGCAGTGATGACCCCCACAATGGTGATGTACTGCTGAAGTTTTGGTAATATGTTTTTCATATCATTCTCCTTAAGTTACCAGTGTCTGATGACACCTGCTATTATAAAAAAACAAGTAAGCCATCCTAAGACTCTATCTGTTTTTAATATAAATTTCTTTATTATATACATTACTTTTTGCCTACATACAAACCAAACCAAGCTGCACCTGCACCTACAATAACAGATACAAATGCTGATTGTGAGTTAGTAGGGTCTGGTAAAGTCATAAACCATGTGGCTGACTTGTAAAACATTAATCCATAAAGACTTATTAAAAGCCTTGGAAATACTCTCCACTTATCAAAACCCTCAGCATCATTGTACCATGACTTCTTTTGTACTTCTACTATCTTTATCTCTGGCTCACTCATATTATCTCCTATCTATAAAAATTCCTACAGGCTGTTGACCCATAATACTATACAAAGTATCTAAACTATCAGATACCATGTTCCCATACCCTGCATTATCTCCTAGAGTTGCACTTGCGTATATAGCAGTCGGTGCGTACCAGTTTGTTTGGTCTGTTATGTTAGCAGTGGTATAGTCAGAGAAGTTGGGTACGTAGTTCATGTAGGCAATCAATGTAGATTGACCTTGAGAATCATATTGTCCAGACTCCTCTTGTTGTGTTTGTGATGACTCTTGCTGT